TCCGGTATAAACAAACGGACCATCTGTGCTGCCGTTGCCGGTGTAGCTGCCGAAGGCGCTATAGCCCGCGACTGGCGCGAAGCAGTAGGCGACGTAATCATCGTTTGGTTGCGCAGTTGCATAAATATCCGAGTTAATTGAAAAAACGCTGGACGTAGGCGCTGTATTGTTCCACCAAGTTGAGGCGACTTGTTCGGCTGCTGTGCTAAACAATAAACCTTTTCCAGGTCCCAAAGACGTGTGATAAATGCCCCAAGGATTTGCGTTAGTTCTGTCTTTAACGACAATAAATTGTGGTGCAATACCTAATCCATGGCCGACAGTTGCGCCTGTGGCTGCTGGCAGTGGACCAGCGTTATATGTCACCACACTGAATCCCGCCGAGATGTTGGCGCGGACGGTGCTGGTGATGCTGCCGCTGGTGTTCGTCGCGTTTGATGTGCCCGCGTCCCACGCCCAGGCGACAATAGCGTTGCTGCTGCCGTTTGTGTCCGTTGAATCACCAACAGTAAATCCATCACTGGTGAATGCGGAAAATCTATCTGTATCAGTAGATTCTGAGCTGGTAAGGTTTGTAATTAGCCGTTGACCAGCGCCACGAACAATGTCGTTAATAACGTGATTTCCAGTAACACTGCGATTTTTAATCCATACCATGTCCGGGGAAAATCCAAGACCCGTTATTGTTTGAGTACTTGGAGCATTGCCCGTATAAAGCGCCACATCCATAACGGTGGATGGGTCTTCAATCGTCGGCGTGTCTAGGTTGGCGGTGCAGAGACACTTGAAGCCGCCACTGGGGGCGCTGTAGGCGAAGGCGCGTTGGCCGAAGTTCGCTGAATATGTAACCAAGCCAGCGCCGTTAAGACAGGGCTGATAATTTGCAGATGGAATCGAAGTGAACGCTACGCCTTGGCTAACGCCATTTTTGTAAAAGGTAAGTGTGCCGTTGTCTGCGTCAAATGCAATTCCAATAACGTCGTTACTTGTAAATGTGGCACCATAGGCGCTACTTGTTGACCCTTCTCTTTTTTGACCAGTATCTGAATAATATCCGTAATCAATATAAGAGCTGGTTCCAAGAACTTTGGCAATTCCAACAAAAGTCTGATTGTAAAAACCTACTGTACCGACGGTGCATTCCCAGTACCATTTGCCGCTAGGCATCCCAAAGGTGCCAAGTACACCATTAAAGTTGCTGTCATCTCCGTTGGTATCTAAGTTGCCATTTGAAAGAGTCCGCCCCGTTGATGGTCTGAGCGAAAGAGGGTTCCAGGTGCAGTAGTTCCCCGGCAATTCTCCGCCGAGTCCGGTGTCATTGGCGGTGTCGCCGTTGGTGGGCGAGTCGCGCAGGGAGTCATTACCTGCACCAGCCGTCACACTCAGATTGTTAACCGTCCAATCATTAGAACCAGCGGCGTCGTAGCCCAGTGCAGCGGCAGAAGAGTTGTCCGCAAAGTCCAGGTGGAAGCCGTTGGTGCCGTAGCTGCCGGTATATGCGATGGGGTTCCACACGCCAGTGGTGGCGTCAAACTCCCCGAAGCTGGTGGGGTCTAACGCAGACCCATCAATCAGATATACATCTGCGAGGTAGCCGTTGAGGTACTGACCCGCAAACGTCCCACTGCCTGTGCCGCCAATAAAATGAGTATTTGCAGTGTTAAATACCGTGTCAAGGTTTTGACTAGGTGCCGTCGAGCTGGACCAAGTAGTTATTTGTGTGCCGTTGACGTATGCTTTAATCCGCTCTGTTGAAGTAGCCTGAGTCGTGTCAACTGCGACGACAAAGTGATACCAGCTTGACGGATCACGAAAAACCTGGGAACTAATATACAGAATTTGATCGCCTACTCCGCTAGTCCAATGATTTATGCGTAGGGTATTGTCTGACTGCAAACGGGCAGTGAAATAAGCCGTAGAAGACTGAGCCGAAAATACATCCTGATCATTAAAAGCACTGCGCTTAAGCCATCCACTCCAAGTGAAAGTTCTGCGGTTACCGGCAGATGCGGGAGTGCGACTAAGGTATGCCGAATCGGCTGAGTTGAAACGCAGCGAACGTTCAATGGCGAAACCGCCAGCTCCAGCGTCTGCAGAAAACAGCAGGGGCGATCCAGATCCGGGGACTGCCATTACTTAATGTCCGAAATCAGGCGGGCGGTGATGCGTGTAGCACTATCGGCGAAATACACCAGCGCATCAATCGCGCTAGCGGTTGTCGTCAAGGTTGGTGCGGTGCCGCCGGGGAACTTGAAATATCCCCCGAAAGCCAGGGTGCGGCTGCCCGTTCCATCCTGCGTGATCAAAATCACCCCGCTTTGACCTGCTGTGAGATTAGTCGGGTTGGCAAGTGTGCGATTGCCCCCCAGCGTCACACTGAAATTGTTCGCCACCGCAAAATCAGGCGTGATCGTCGCCCCATCCGTCAGAGCAGAGATTGTTCCCCGCTGTGCTGCCGTAAAAGTTTGTGCTGTGCCAAGTGCAGCGCGGCTTGCCCAGCTAAGCGTTCCGGCAGCATCAGTCGTCAGGCTTTGACCGCTGGTGCCATCAACCGAAGGCAGCGTCCAGGTGACATTGCTGGTAACCGTGGCAGGTGCCTGCAGTGCAACCCAGTTGCTGCTGTCCGAGTCAGCAAACCGCAGATCGCTTTGAGCGTTAAGCGTGATGTTGCCAGTAAAGGTTGCACCAGCCAGTGATGCCAAGCCCAAGTTGGCAACGGTCACATCGCCGATAGTGATCCATGCCGAATCCGCACCGTTGCGTAGCTTCAACAGTGCCGGACTGACGCCGGTGTCGATCCACGTTTGATAGGCGTAGGTCGTGGTCGGGGCAGTCGCACCACTGTTCTGACTGACAACAGCAGCCAGAATTGTGTTCAGCTCGGCGCGGAAGTTTGCGCCAGACTGGTTGGCTAAGACGTAATCAGTGGCTTGGCTCATGCGATTTGCCTGCCGTGACCCACGGCTTGATAGTCGAAAGTCTTACTGACTATCGTAGCCCCGCTGTCACGGAAGGTCACGGTGAAACCTGTTCTGCTGATACCAGTCACCGTGAAGTAGTCGCCAGCATCCATATCCTGCGCTGTGATGCCAACGCTCGGCACACCATAGAACGCAGTCGGGAATGTCACCGCATAAGACCCCGCGCCACTGGTTAGGTTGCGCTGCGTTTCGATGCGGCGCTGGAATTGCGTGATCACCCCCAGCTCTTCCACCACCACGTTTTGCGCGACGTTGCTGCTGGTGCTGATCATCTTGAACTGGAAGCCACGTCCGCGTGTGGTGTTATTGACGAACGGCTGCCAACTGCCCCAAGTTGGTGTGCCAGCAGGGTTGTCGTTGGTGTGGCGAACGTATAGCTGGCAGTTAGCCGCGCCAAGGTCATCGCCATCGATGTCGTCCCACAGGTCGATAAAGTCCAGGCGATCATCCCAGGCATTACCTGGTTCAAAAGCACGGGTTTTCAGGATGTTGCGTAGGTCGATGTCATAGACGCCGCCAAGGTCCAGCGTTTCGTAGAACTCATAGCTGCCTTCTGGTACGGCGCCACCGATGTAATCAATGAAGCCCAGCCCGTCCCAGTTGCCATCGGTTGCCATGTCGTCAACCAACGTGTCAGAAGCAAGAATCAGCCCGTTCTCGCTGGTGCTGTACGCCATGTTGGTGGCGGTGCCATTGAAGGCGGGGGAATTGTCTTCCTCGCGGTACTGCTGAATCAGGAATGCATCCTGTGGCGCAGGCAGATCAACGATGACGGTTGCGATGCCTGCGGATTCATTGCCAGTGGAATCAATGGCGCGAATCATGTAGGTGCCTTCAAGCAAAGGCACGATTTTGCGGGTGCTGCCACCGTTGACCGCAGGCACAATGTCATTGCCATCACCCCAGCCGGCACTGCCGTCAGTTAGGGGGCTGTGGCGGATGCGAATTTGACCGCCGATGCGCACGTCAATATCGACAGTTTGCGGCCAATACAGCTCAGCATTTTTGTCGTCGATTGGCGCAATGAACAGATCAGGAATGGTCTGCGGTGGTGCTGTCTTGCCAATGGCGTCAAAGGTGGCAGTTGCAGCATTGCTGCCGATGCGAGCAGAGTTTTCAGTGATGACCTCAAACTCGTAGCGTCCGACCTCGGTGTTGCGAATTTCGTATTCAGCCGTTTTGGGATAGGCAGTTGTCCAGTTACCGTTTTCCAGCCGATAACGGAATCTGTATTGGAATGCCGCTGGCACGGATTGCCAACTGACAACAATGCGCTGCGCAACTTGGCCGTTGTTTTCGTAGAGGTATTCCTGGGCGCTGATATTGCTGGTTGCCGGGGGTGGGACGTTCAGATTGGTGATGTCCCGCACAGGGATTTCAACGTGCCGTTCCACATAGTCATATTTCTGCTGTGAGTAATAGACGCCTGTGATGGCATAGGTCAGACCGTCTTGCTCACTGATCGTCAATACACGCCAGAGCGTTGGCCGCACATCGTCGGAACTGATGACGAACACTGCCCCAGGCTGCGGGGTGGCAGGTAACGCAGTTTCCAGAAAGACAATGTTGCCCGAGCTGTTGTTGATTCGGCTGCTGCCAAACGTGCCATCAGGCAGAAGGACACGGATAACAGGATTCAGGTTGCTGGCTGGGATGACTGTTGCAGTCGTGTCGTCGATTGCGATTTGCGTTGTGGTTGCGGTTTTGACTCGACCGCCGCGACGCTCACCGCTGATCACCGGGTCATAAACCTGAACGACATCGCCGGGGCGGACGATCACACCAGCATCAGCCGATACTTCGAATGCAATCGTGTTGCCCTCGTTTTGATCGGTGTAGAGCATCCATTCGCCAAGGCGGCGAGCTTGCCCGCGTGATGTGCAGGCAAATGCCGAAATGTCAGCCTTGACTACGCCGTACTTAGCGATGGCAGAAGCATCTTCAACAACTTCATACTGAATCTCCCGCGCGTCGAGATCCATGTATGCAACCTGCACCACCGTGTGGCGGGTTTTCAAGCTGCTGCCGCTGTAGGTGAAATTGCCGTTGACAACATTTGCTGGGGTGAAGCAGTAGCTGAAATTTGTGGGGCGATCTTGGCTTAGTGCCAGGGCTCCAGTAGACCAAAACGGCATCGCCCGAAATACCGAGCACATGTCGTTGATGAGTTTGTATGCCTCTTCCTGCGTTTGGATATTGACTGAACAGGAAAAACGGGGTTCGTAATTGTTGTTGCCGTCGTTTAGACCGTGCCTGCCGGTTTGAGGATCGTAATCATCAGTTGTGCCACTGCGGCCATCAATTAAATAGGTGTTGCGAGCCGAGCAGTATTGGCTGGCTTCATAAAACGCCCATTTGTCGAGGTTGGCTGCTTTGATGTGATCGCCTAGCCCGTAACGGGTGCTGGTCAGCAGATCCCACAACACCCAAGCGGGGTCTGAAGTCCACTGCCTGCCTCCGAAGGTGTAACCGCCGCTGGTGCTTTGGGTGAAGGTGCCGTCCCATGGCTCATCCTTAAAGATCAGCGCACCACGTCCATTAGGTCCGAGTGCGGGGCGGGCATTACTGGGAATTTGAACTTTGATGCCACGAATGCGGAATGCACGCTGCGGAACGCTTGCGAACTGTTCAGCAGGAAGAACAAAACCACACAGAGCACTGTTGGGATAACGCAGCTTCGAGTAACGGATTTCGCTATACGAAGCCCAATAAACTTTGTCAATTCGCGTTACGCCATAGGGATCGCCAGTGGGCGGTTCCTCTGTTTCGCGGATTACGCGGACGGCAAAGCTGGTCGTGAATAAATTGGGCTGAACAACATTGACGACAACCGTGCGCTGGTAAAGGTCGCTGGTTCGCCCCGTAATCTGCATCCGCGTGTCGCCACTGGGGATGCCGCCATAGGAAGGGTCGCTGGTAAAAGCGCCGCCGTCGTATGAAACTTCAATGCGGAAGTTAACCTGCGTTCCACCGAAGTCGCCATTTGAGTAGAAATACTCCAGTCGCGGAACAGAAAACGTGACGCGAACCGCATCGACTGTTGTATCCGTAATGGTGCGGGTTACTGGGCTGCCGTATTGAATTTCAACGCCGACGTTGTAGGCGGTTTCACCTGCCCGAAAGCCTGTGATCCAGCTTTGCGATTGCTGCCCGTAACGGTGATAGGTTACGACGCCCTTGTAGTTGTAGTCGGTGTCTTGGGGGTTAGTTGGATCTGCCCCAGGGAGCAAAACAGGTTGGTCGTCGAGGTATATGTCTTTAAGAGCCGCAATGTTGTATGTCTCAGTGTCACGCGTATAGTTTCTTGCCGAAGGGAAACCTTCAATTTCGCCCTCGCTGAGCAGGTCAAGGATCCGCGCATATTGCGAGTTATTTAGGTTGTCGCGGGATATTGCAGGCATGATTAGTACACCGTCGATTCGGGATCATCAGTCAAGATTGCAGCAGATATTGTCACACTGCCGACAATCGTTTCGCCGTAGACGATTGGGACTGGTACGCCTTGTCTACTGACGTTTTGAATCCCGCTAAAGTTATACGATTTGCGGGGATCTTGGCTGCTAAATGTTTCACCAAGTCCCGAGCTAACTCCTAGCTGTGGCGTTGGCGTAAGCAGTTGTGCAACGCCGCCAAGTACCAATGATGCGCCAACTGCACCGATTGCAGTTGCAACGCCTCCCGTCAATACACCAGTCACTCCAAGTCCCAAAAAGCCTCCCGCTACAGGACCAAGAATGATTGCAGCGGCAATTAAGCCAATGCCAGCCAAAACTTTGCCAACCCCGCCACCAGCGCCAGCCATCACTGGCACAATCTTGATCTCCTCCTTAGCACCAATCGGATAGTGCAGTTGCTCGGGCTGGTCGCCGATGTCAAGTGCGTTGTCTGAAACCAGCACTTTGTAATGCTGGTCAGCCATGTGGCTGCGAAGTGCCGGGAAATTTGCCAGCAAAAAACGGACAGCCTCTGCAGGGTTGGCAACGTCAGCCCGGAAAACGCGGCGCTTCAGGAATTTTGCCAGCGAGCCATAGACCTTGATCTTGCGCAGCATCGTCAAATCCGGCTGATGTGACGCAGGACTCGCCCTGTGATCTCTTGATAATAGCCGCCATAAAGGTCACGGCTACTGAGCCGACCTCGAACATGTTGCAGGATCATGCCGTCGCCTAAATACACCGCACAGTGACTTAGCCCCTGCGTGCCAAGTGCCATCAGCAAGGCGTCGCCCTGCTTGAAACCTTCAGCGCGGTCGATTTTCCGAAATCCAGTTGCCTCATAGCACTGCTCAAACAGCGGGTCAGCGTTGAACTCATCGGGCGTTACAGGGCGATCCCAATCGCGTAGATCCAGCGTCCATTCCTGCCGATACCAGTCACGCACCAGGGTCCAGCAATCGCTGGTTCCCCATACCCATGGTCTGCCAACGAGCGGCGCCTGATAACCGCAAGGTTGGTACGTCGCCCAGGTCTCATCATGTGGCTGGACAATATGCCAGATCAGATCAGACTTTTCGGCAGAAATCTTGTCCGCTTCACTGGGCTGCGGCGAGCAGTTGGGATGGCTATGAACTACAGCAATGATCTCGCCAGCATCTTCTGCATCGGCATAGTCTTCCGGGTCGAGCAAAAACTGATCCGCCCCAGGTTGCAGGTTTTTGCATGGCCAGTAGCGTTCGCGTCCTTTGATAACCACAACCAGACCGCACGATTCACGCGGCGCTTCAGCCTTGGCGTGCTCAAGTGCTGCCGCCTTCCAGTCGCTCATCCAATAAAGGTGCCTAGTGACGGAAAGCTGCCAAATGGCACGCCAGCATCATCATTGGGATCGAATCGCAATTCACAGCTACTAAGGCGTTTGCCGCATACATCCTCAGCCAACGTGGCGACAGGATTGTCGTTTACGTCGAAGTAATTGCTGCCGGTGTAACCGCATTCAGTGCTGCGATATTTCCACTGGCAGATATTGGCGATGCACTGGCGCTTGGGTGCTCGTACACCAGCCAAATCAAAGGCGCTGACCAGTTCAAACTCAACTACGTCGCGGTTCTCGGTGACCTTGCGATCAACGTAAAAGATCTCGCGTGGCGCTTCGGCAGTGGGATCAGGAGTGCCGTAGGGGTTGGTATTGTTAGGGAAATTAACTGCATCCAAATACCGCGCCATCGTGCGGATCCTGGTCAGCTTGGCGCCACATAAATCATTGCCAGGATTGGTCGCATTGATTTCGATCATGATCAGCGACAAAAAGCTGAACAAGTTCGAGACGCGCACTTTGGGGCGCGGCAGTTGCCCATTGCCTACATATTCAAATCCATCGACCTCAATCGGATAACGGGTGTATTGGTTGCCGTTCCAGGTAACGCCTGTGTTTGGTGTTTTAAGCGTCAGACCAGCGTGGAAACGGTATATCGCATCCGCTCCATGCAACGCGGCAAAAATTTCTAGCTCATACAAATCAATGATCGCGGTAGGCGCAAGCTCAGACAGTTCAGGCGCTACTGCACTAACTGACAACCAGACAACGGTGTTGTCGTTGACCTCTTGGCTGCCGATGGTTGCCCAAAACGGTTCACTGCCGCCGCTTGTGCCAGCAGTTGTGCAACGGAAAACCAGTCCGGTGCCCTGCTGGCTAGTAGGTCGAACAACGGCGCCAACGGCATAAGATGTAGATGCCTGCCATGCGGTGTAAGCCATTTACGGTTCGTACACTTGGCGGAAGGTGGCTGTAATGATATTGATATCTGCGTATTGATACTCTCGATTCCAACTTGTACACACAAATTTGTACGAAGTGGCCGAATCTAATGGAGTCCAATCAAACGCATCACCATCAGAAGCACGCGCATCAAAAAATGCCTCGATTGCATCAGCGGTGTCATTATCAGTAGCTGTCCAACGCAGATCCCATGTTTTAGGATTTTGATTCAAACCAAAACGCAAACGTTGTTCGTATCCGTCGCCAAATTTGACAGTACGAATACTTGGCTCAGATTTTTTTTGAGCACCGAAATCAGGGGTGTAGGTAAAAGTTGCCATGTTTAACGAGCGAGGAGACCGCCAGCGCGTTTCTGTCTAATCAATTCTTCTTGAACTGCAGCGCTGATTGCACGTCCAAGTTTGGCACCTTGCTGATTGTCGCCTTCTACTGATGTGCCTCGTGCATCTACGTTTACTGTAATGTTGCCACCACCAGCTCCATCTTTCATGGTGACCGGGATGGTACGACCGTCAGGCAGCGGCACATACGCTTCAGGGCGGCTGCCTTCACCAAACATGGCAAGCTGCGGTGAAGTGGCGATACCACCGGCTGCGTAGCGCTTGAGAGGCAATGCGCCGTTGCCGGTCATGATGCCGCCATTGGCAAAACCAAAGCCTCCGGTAAATGTCAAAGGATTGAAGCCAACTGAACTGGCATTGTATTGAGATACGCCTGACAGAGGCGCAATAACTGATTTGCTGCCACCACCCAAGAACCCAAGCGATTGCATGATTGATTTAAGGATGAATTGTTGAATAATCATCCTTGTTGTCTCTTGAAGGATTGCAACTGCAAATTCTCTGTAATTAGTTGTTCCAGTTGTAACCAGATCAAATATCGAATTTTCGACTTTTTTAATGCCAGATTCAGCAAGATTTGCAAATGCTTCGCGAACGGTTCCGACGCTTTCACCGTAACCAATCAATCCATCTTTTAAGCCGCCCATCACATCGGCGTTGTATTGCATTGCCCGCGCATTTTCGTAAACACGCTCATTAACACTCGAAATGCTGTCGTCCAAGTCTCGGAAAAATTTGTTCATATCCTGCGCATATTCACCCTGAGCAAAGCCAATGGCTGCTTCTTGTAAACCATCAATACCTTGAACTAAATCACTGATGTTTAAGTTGCCACCAGCCTCTCTAAACTTCTTCGCCAAATCGAAAACTTTAAGAAGTAAATCTCCAGTAGCATTCTTGGCTTCGTCGACTTTTTTAGTATATTTATTTTCCAATTCAGTCAAAGCATTACCACCCAATTGATTTATAGCCTTGTTCGTTTCAACTGTTTTGTCCGTAATGTCTTGTTGCAACATTCCGGCTTTTCTAAATAATTCGTTTCTTCTTTCTAAAAGTTTTTCTTGACGTTTCGCTTCTCGTTCTGCCGCTTTTGATGCTTTGCCGTCTGAAGGTAATTCAGCACCGGTCATTCCACCACCTTGATCAGTGCCATAAGCTCCGGCTGGCACCTTAAATTCAGGAAAGTAATCAGCATAGTTTTTGGTGTATTGCGCCAAAGCACCAGTAACACCACCCGTGAGCTTTCCAAAGATCTTTTCAGGTGTTGTACCGAAAGCTTCAGCAATTTTTCTTGGAACAAAAAGCGCTACATCGGTGAATACTTTAAAAATGCCTTTACCCAAGTTAAAAATTGTTCCGGCAATAAAGCCGACTGCTCTTTGAATATCGCGACCCAAATTGAACCAAAACGTCGCGTAACGCTTCAGGAACTCAGAGTTTTTATTTACCCAAGACAACATCTTTGCAAGATTGTCTTGCATTCCAGCGCCAATGTTTTGGAAGAAGCCGCCATAGTTTTCCGCTGCGGTATCAAGTGCAAGCTTCAAACGTGCGCCAGCTTTTTCTGGTGATGCACCAATGATTTTGGCAATCTCGTCATAATCATCAACCTGCTTCTCTGTGAACTTCACAAAGTCAGCAATTGTAACCTTACCCTGCTCAAAAGCCTTTGCCAGCTCAGGAAGGCTGCGACCTGTTGCTTGAGCAAATTTTGCAACAGCACCGGGCAAGCGTTCACCAATCTGACCGCCCATTTCTTCGGCGCTAACCTTGCCCTTGCTCAAGACCTGAACAGTGGCGCGAACGATTGCGTCGAGGTCCTCTTGTGATTTACCAAAGGCAACTGAAGCACTGATAACACCGCGATAAATCGCCTCTGTTTGTTGAACAGTTAAACCATTGGCGCGAGCAGCAACGCTCACCTGCGCATATCCATTAACTGTTTCTTTTAGACCAACTGAATAGTCAGTGCTGATCTGCCGTGCGATTTGCAGGTTTCTATTGAAATCAGCCTGACTTGCTGACGCTTGAGCAAGCGTAATTTTGGCAAGGTTAAGTTCTTTGACGTAATCAGAAATGCCTGCAGCTTGCTGCCTCAATCCTGATGCGCCTGCGCCAATGCCAGCACCAGCAGCAGCACCCGGAGGACCACCAAGAATGCCACCTACTGCAGCACCAAGAAATGCCTCAGGACCACCGAAGAAGCCAGCACCGGCAACAGTGCCGATAGTTTGCAAACCGCGACCACGACCGCCACCGCCAGCCGTCTGCGTTTTTTCTAATTGCCGATTGAGTTCCTTGAGACGAACAGTTGCTTCTTTATATGCATCACTGCCAATACGAGCCGAATTTCTTACCGCTTCAAATGCTTGCCTCTGAAGACGTAAATTATTGATTGACTTGTTTGTTTCAGTGCCAAGATTTTTTAGCTGCGCATTAACAAGACGTAGATCAACATTTGCCGATTTTGATTCGGCACTGATACCGCGCATTGCGGTTTTCAGTTGATTCAGTCCAGGCAGACCTTCGACAACGGCACGTACTCTGACAATCGTTGCGTTGGTGTCGGCTGCCATTAGCTTGCTCGCTTGCTGTTCAGGATTGCCAAAGCGGCTGATTCCATCACCTGTATGCCTTCAAAAAT